AATATGAATGTATATAGCTACGATCCAGATACTAAGATTTTTACAGGTATTACTAAAGCTAATGAATCCCCTCTAGAACCAGGTGTTTATGCTATTCCGTTGTGGGCAACAGATGTAGCGCCCCCGGAAGTACCTGTAGGTAGTTTTGTTTGGTGGAATGAAACAAGTTGGATTATTGAAGCAATTCCTCCAACTCCAACCCCGACTCCAACCCCGACTCCAACCCCTTTACCTCTTCCAATTACTTGGAATGATATTAGAGCTCAAAGAAACAACCTTCTCTTTTTATCTGATTGGACACAATTTACAGACGTTAATTTAGCAAATAAACAGGAATGGGCTACCTATCGTCAGTCACTTCGAGATATTCCACAAAATGTTGGAGCACCGGAAGACGTTGTATGGCCTCAGGAGCCTGTATAAGTATATAAAATAATATGGGTATTAGAATATCAGAATTACCAGCACCTGCTACAACATCACTTCAATCAAGTGATTTAATACCTATTGTTCGTAGCGGTACTACATATAAATTACTAGGTTCCGGGGTAGCAGTACCAGTAGGTACAGTAATAACTTTTGCCGGAACCGGTGTACCAGACGGTGGATGGATACTTTGTAATGGTGCTGAGTTAAACGCTACAACTAGTCCAGAATACACTAACTTATATAATGCTATCGTTACAACATACGGAGGCACCGGCTCTTCTAAATTTAACGTACCGGATCTTCAAGGTATTTTTATTCGCGGATCCGGTACAAGTAACACATATAAAAACGCTGCCGGTTCTTTTTTAGCCGGTGGAAACTTAGCTTCTACTTCTGTTGATGCTTATCGAAATCATGGTCATGCTCATAATATTGGCGTTAGTATTAACTCCGCAAACACTACCGCCAATACCTTTAGCTCCAAAACCTTTGCAGGACAAGGCAGTAATTACGCACCAGCTGAAGTTAATAAAGGTACTGGTACTGTTGCTGTAGGTGCATCGATCACTGGAAGTATTTCAGATAGTACAACAGGTGGTACAGAAACAAAGCCTGCTAGCATTTCATTAAAATTTTACATAAAATACTAACATGACCGGATACTGCTACGATAAAGATACAGGTATATATCTCTGGGAAACTGATACTATTCAGGAATTACCTACTAATTCAGGTACCTATTTACTTCCAACGAACGTAACATTAGTTCCTCCTCCAGAAATACCTGCGGGTAGTTTTGCACGGTGGAACGGTAGTGGTTGGGGTATTGAAACTCTTCCTCCAACTCCTTCTTCAACCCCGGTTCCTTTACCGACTCCAACTCCAACACCTTTACCAGTACCTGTCCCGGAAACTATTACCTGGGAAACAGTTAGGACCGATAGAGATAACCGTCTAGGTCTTTCTGATTGGACACAATTACCGGATAGTAATGTAAATAAAGAGGTTTGGGCTACTTACCGTCAGGCACTTAGAGATGTACCTCAGAATAATAGTGACCCAGAAAATATAAACTGGCCTACAAAACCTCAATAAATACATTGATTATCTATAAGAGTGTAATATAATCTCTTATATGTCAAAAGCCGTTGTTGTATTTTCTGGTGGTTTAGATTCTACTGTTCTTCTTGAACATTGTATTAAAAATCATGATGAAGTTTATGCTTTAACGTTTGATTATAATCAGCGTCATAAGAAAGAGATTAATGTTGCTGAAGCTTATATATACAATCATTATAGTTATCATCACTCTAAAGTAAAAGAGCATAGAGTTATTGATTTAAGCTTCTTTAGAAATCTAGCACCTACTTCTGCTCTTACATCAAACGATATTGATGTACCGAAGATGAAAGATGTAATTGGAGAAGCACAAACTTCTGCTTACGTTGCTAATAGAAATATGATGTTCCTATCTATTGCTTGTTCTTATGCTGAAGCAGTAAATGCTACTGAAGTTTATTACGGAGCAGTAGCTGTTGATAATCTTAGCGGTTTTTGGGATTGTACAAGTCCGTTTATAGAAGGTATTAATAACGTATTAGCTCTTAATCGATTAAATCGAATTCAAATACAAGCTCCTTTACTTTTTAAAACTAAAAAAGAGATTGTAGAAATGGGTATAGAATTAGGTGTTCAATTTGAAAAAACTTGGTCCTGTTATAATGGTAGAGAAGTAAGTTGTGGGGAATGCCCGGCATGTTCAAGTCGTATAGCGGGTTTTAAAAAGTCAAAATATATAGATCCTCTACCTTATACAAAAGATATAGATTGGAAAGATTGTAAAAGTTTGTAATACCTACATAGGCTTTAAAAGCCGCCGAAGTAAATGCTTAAATATACACGTATATGTCTATTACGTATTTAAACTCTTCGATGATACTAGTTCCGGCGAGTATTTCGCCGTTGAGTGCTGCCCACCTTTCATCCGTAGATATTTCATTTCCTCGAACCGGAGGTAGTATATTTAATAATACAGAGATATTCGGAGATTTAGTTATCACAGGGGAACTTTCTGCAGTAAGACATAATTACCAAAAAATAGATTATTGCTTTTATGTAGGACAATACGGGGTTGATACAGACGATCTTCATGAAAAAGAGCTTGGTAGAGGTAGAAACGAACAATTTCCTTTTGCCTCAATTAAATTTGCTGCTACTAAGGTAGCAGAATTAAGATTACAAGGAGACACTAACCCGTATACAATTTTTGTTAAGAGTGGGAGATATGTAGAAAATAACCCTATATATCTTCCCCCGGCAACAAGTATAATCGGGGACAATTTAAGAAGAATTAGTATTGAACCTGCTAACCCGTTTCTTGATATTATTTGGGTAAATAGTGCTTGTTATGTATGGGGTGTAACATTTAGAGGTCATAAGACTCCTTCTGCAGCTGTAGCCTTTCCTCTTTGGTATAGTACAGCTACGGCAACAAATAGTAGCCTGAATCCCGATGCATTTAAAATTGCTTATAATACACCTACCTCTCTTGTAACCCCACCTTCGGCAAGACCTTTTATAGCTGTCAGTCCTTATATACAAGGTTGTACATCTTATGCTACTTCAACAAATGCCCCTAATGATGGTGGTGATGCCGGATGTGGTATGAGAATTGACGGTAGTTTAGTAGACGGTAATATAAGAAGTATGGTACTTGATTCTTACACTCAAGTAAATCAAGGCGGTAGAGGTATTCATATTATTAATCATGGTTATGCCCAACTTGTTAGTATCTTCACTATTGCAACAACCGATGGTATTGTTTGTGAAAGTGGTGGTAGTTGTTCTATTAGTACTTCAAATAGTACATTTGGTTTATCTGGAATAGTTGCAAGAGGTAAATCCCCCACCCCTATTCTTAGTGGTGTATTTGCAGACTTTATAGTAGGTACAAACGTATTTACTATAAGTGCAGTACAAACTATTCCTACTATTCTTCCCGGTAATGATAAACAATTTATAGCAAAAGTTCCTTACCCTGGTACTTGCTTCTATATAGATGGATTAGCATTAAGTGCTCTTAATCCTTTAGAACCATCTGGAGCACAACAAATGTTCCCTGTTAATAGACCATTAACAATATCTGATGGTGTAGAGTATACTTCTTCCTCTCAAACACTTACTATTAGTAGTAGTTTAGAAAACTTTAAAACAATTATTTTAGATCAATATAGTGTACCTGCAACATCACCGAGTGGTAACCCTAGTGACTTTACATATGCTGCCGCTAGTAAACAAATATTAAGTAACAAATCTAAATTACAACAGCAAATAGTTAACTGGGTAAGATGGTATAATTCAGCAGCAGTAGCAACTACTGCCCTCTCTGCTCAAACATATAGAGATAGCGGTTATGTTATTGATGCAATAGCTGCTGACATTGCTAATAATGCTAATCATCGATCGGTTGAAGTAGGTAATTTATTTTTCCAAGCTGTATCAAAAGATATTGTTTATGGTAATGGTTCAACAACCCCTGTTATACGTCCAGAATTTATAGATGCTACTAAAGAGTCTTTTAAAGCGTTAGGTAAATATATAACAGGTGTAGGAGGTATACCCTCAGGCCCTGAAACAATACCACCGTTTACAACAACTTATTTACTTTCAAGCACAGGTGTAGGTTCGGCGAGAGCTGCTAATGTAAACTCTCTAGTAACCAATATAATTTATCCGTTTGAAAATAGCGGTTCCCTTCAAGCGTATTCTCCTGCAGGTAGTTATACTGCTACTGATAGAAATATGGCAAATGCTATAGCGGCTCAAAGATCTACTTTACAAGCTCAGGTTTCAAGTTATGTGCTACAAAAAGGTTATTTAACTGATCCTGCCTACCTCGCTATTTGTTCGAGAGATTCTGGTAAGTGGGTCGACGCCGTTGTTAATGATTTATATTACGGTGTTAACGCTCGATCAATTGCGTATGCTGAAGCCTATTGGAAGGGCAGTACCAGTAGATTGCCAAATAGTATTATACCAAATCATGCAATTAAAACAAACGATTCTATTGATGCTTTCCGTAGATATGTATACGATGTTTTAGCTACCCAGGGCAATATTACCTCCGTTGGTAGTCATGATCAATATATTGTACAAATACCTTTGGATAGTAATATAGGGTTTGACTTAAAGTCCTATTTTGGTAAAACAGTTAACTTCTATGCAAGAAGCACTGCTGAAACCGGATCTCATACATTTGAATATATAGGGTGTGGTACAAATATACTTCAAGCAATTCCTGCTCAAGGAGGTCAAGTTAATAACAACAATGAAGTAGTCTTTGATGGACTCTTTGACTATAATGCCCCTGGTATAGTTTACTATACTAGTTCTAACGAAAAGGGTAATTATAAAATTGGACCTGGATTTACTGTTATACAAAGTACTGGTACAGTTGAGGGAGATACATTTAAACGATCAATTCTAACATTAGTAACCCCGCTTACAATTGCTTTAGAATAAATAATAATAATAAAATATGGCACAGCTAATCCCACTAAACTACTTTACAAGAGTATCCAAACCAGTTACCACAGTGCCTACAGTTGTTTACTCTGTACCTATTGATAGAGCAGGTATTATAATAACAGCACTTGCAACAAATTTAACTAATTCACCGCAAACAATAACTGCTGGTCTTTCAACATCAAGTCCTAAGAAAGACAATACTAATAGTTATTTTGAAATTGTTAAAAATTTTCAATTACCTCCAGATGATACAACAAATATTGTTATTAATAAATTAGTTTTAGGGGAATACGATAATTTCATTATCTATGCAACTAACCCCTCTGTCGTTAATATAACCTTATCAGTACTTGAATCTGTAAATACCCAATAAAATAAATGGAATCCTACCATCAAACATTAGGTAATGTAGTACGCTTAAAGAGCTTAACAGCAACAGACTTAACTACAAATGCCTACGTAAATAACTTCATTAGTTTAAATGCTGTTGAACCGAGCTTAGGTCGGCCTTCTAGTATTTCAAATGCTAATCCGTTATCTGCGTATTATTTCCCTGTATTAGGAACTGAAACTTCTTATCTCTCTTCAAGACGTATAACAGGTAAAGATACTTTATACGTAAAGGGATCTGCCTTATACATACCAGGTAGTGCTATAATTAATAATTTATCAGCTAATACTGCATTTATAAACAGGTTATCTGCTAATGATGTTTTTATAAAAAATCTTACAGCTAATACTGCCTTTATAAATGAGTTAACTGCTAATACTGCTCTTATAAAAAATTTAATAGTTGATGTTTCGTTTACAGATAGTTTAACAGCAAAAAACGGTTTAATTGTAAATTTAACTTCAACAAACGTATTCACTAATTACCTTACAGCATCAAATGAACTAGTTAATAATTTAACAGCAACAAATGTATTTACAAATACGTTAACAACCTCTAACGCTTTTACTAAACTTCTTACAGCTAATAAAGCTTTAATTACAAGTCTTACATCCTATGAAATATACGGGTTTAAAGGTACTGATACCGGTACTGGCAACCCTATACCACCGTTCATTCCTAGCAGTCACGATATTGTTCCCGGTGGTAGTCAAGGCTTAATAAAAATAAATGGCGGGAACCCCTCTTTAGCTGCATTTATTGCGCCCGGTAGTTACAGCGGATGGGTTGCAAGTACAGGAGGTAGCGGTGGATGTTTTATAGCTATTGGTGGTACTGCAGATACTGGATCGTTTAACTCCTCTGGTATTGCCCTACCTGCTTCAGGCGGTGATGCCGGTATTATTAATGTAAGTGGTGCCTCCGGTAGTGGAACCCGTTCTGGGGGAAACGGTGGTAGCCTCTTAATGGTTGGTAGTATATCAAATAGTACTAACAGTGGTTACAATGGCGGTTCAATTAATACATCTGCAACAGTATACGGCTCCGGCGGTAATATTACTACATCTAGCGGTGGTGGTTCAATAAATACAACAGGTTCAGGTTACATTCAATTTGGTTATGATACTCAAAGAACAACCTTAAGTGGAACTGCTACAGCTAACAGAAATGTTAATTTACCAAATGCTAGCGGTACACTAACTGTTAAAACAGTATCAGCTATAGGTAATGGTGTTGATAAAGTAATTAACTTTGTTCATAATTTAAATAGTAGAGATATTATAACTCAAGTTTACGATAACACTAATTATGAAGTTGTATATGCTTCAATAGCTAATATTAACACAACAACAATAAGTTTATCCTTTAATGTAGTTCCTCCAGTGAACGGTTATAAGGTTGTAGTTATAGGATAAATATTAAAATAATATGGCTATTAATTTATTAGATAATGAAAACCTTTACGGTAATTTAAGTGCAACCGGAGACGTTATTTCTACAAACGTATTTACTAAGTACGTTAGTGCTTCTAACGCCTTATTTAACACTTTAACAGCTACAAATGCTTTAGTAAATACAATATCATCAACAAATGTATTTACTAATTATCTTACTGCTAATAACGGATTAATTACAAATTTATATTCTGTTAATACTTTTACTAACTTTCTTACAGCATCAAATGAACTAGTTAATAATTTAACAGCAACAAACGTTTTTACTAACTACCTTACAGCGTCAAATGCTACAATTACAAATTTAACCTCAGTAAATACTTTTACTAATTATTTTACTGCTAATAATGCTGTTGTTAATAATTTAACTGCTATTAATATTTCTTCAAATAGTTTAGTTAGTATAAATGGTTTAATTAGTAATTTAACAGCTACAAACGTATTTACCAATTACCTTACAGCATCTAACGCTTTAGTAAATAATATTTCTTCAGTAAATACTTTTACAAATACTTTAACAGCTAATAATACTGTTGTTAACAATTTAACAGCGTATAATATTTCTTCAAATATTATAGCAAGCACTAACGGATTATTTGTTAATTTAACTTCAACAAACGTATTCACTGATTACCTTACAGCGTCTAACACTTTAATTAGCAATTTAACAGCTTCTAACGCCTTATTTAACACTTTAACAGCTTCTAATGCTTTATTTAACACTTTAACAGCTTCTAACGCCTTATTTAACACTTTAACAGCTTCTAATGCTTTATTTAACACTTTAACAGCTTCTAATACTCTTTTTAATAATACAACTTCAACAAACGTATTTACTAATTACCTTACTGCTGATAATACTCTTTTTAATAATACAACTTCAACAAACGTATTTACTAACTATCTTACTGCTTCTAATACATTACTAACAAAAATTACATCAAATAATGTAACCCTTTACGGGGATTTAAGCGCTACCGGTTACCTTCGTTCAAGTAGTTTAATTGTAAGGGGTATGGCATTTGGTGGTTGTTGTAGTACATTTTCT